TATGAGGGAGATATAGTAAAATTCAAACATAGAGATATAACAATAATGGCTCCAGTAAAATACGGAGAATGGCAAGAAAGTAAATGTGATGAATATGATTGCCCTCATTATGGATATTATATAGATTATAAATGGGATAATTATTGTGAAAATACAGGGTTTGATTTATATGAAAAAATAGTAGAAGTAATAGGAAACATATACGAAAACAGCGATTTATTGAAAGGAGCTGATAATATTGAGTAAAGCAGATGAAGAATATATTGAAAAGTTAGAAAATAAATTGATGTATGCTTTAAGTCCTACATCTCATGAATTATCAGAAGAAACTAAAAAGATGTTTAAAAATGTAATTAGAGAAAATTTAGATGAAGATACATATACAATAAAGCAAGAATTAAAAAAATATTGGAAAGGATTATGTAGAAGATGAGTATTGAAAGAAAAATAAATAGAAATAAATTAAAAAAAGCACAAGGAAATAACAAAATAAGAAGAAATTGGAGAGAGTTTCAAATTAGTAAATATGGAATAAAGAAGTGGTGCAAAATGTATAATGCAACAACAAATATAAAAGATAAAGGAAATAGAATAACACCAGAGATAGCACATAATTTATAAAACTAAAGAAATGGAGGTTTTCAGATGAATTATATCAAAGAAGCGGAAGATATTCTTATAAATTATAGAAAGCTCAATGATAGTATAAAAAATTTAAATGAGAGGAAGAAATATATAGCAAGTCAAAGTAAACCAAAAGAACTTGGAAGTATAGATTATTCAAAACCAGGAATACAAAAACAAAATTACTCAAACAATACTATAACTCAGATGTGCGAAATAATTCAAATAAATGAACAAATTAAAGAAACAGAAGCGGAACTTAAAATTGTAAAAGATATATTGGGACAGATAAAAAATGAAGACAAAACACTAGAACAATTTATACAGTTGAAATATATCGAAGGACAAAAAAAGAAGAGTATGAGAAAAATTGCTGCAGAGCTAGGTTACAGTGAAGATAGCAATGATACAATTTACAACATAAAAAATAAAGCTCTAAGAGAATTTGCAATTAGATATTTTGGAAGTCGTGCGAGAAGAGCTACATAAAAATCGGAAAAAATAACCATTGAAATTTTAAAATATGTATTGTAAATTAGTACTATGAAAAATTGCTTTTAACGTTATAACTTCTAAACTCCGGAAGTTATATTTTATAAAAAGGCCTTTCGTATTTTTTTAAAAAAAGAATTTACCTTTTTCAGGGTAAATTCTTTTTAGTATTAAAAGGTGGAAAAATGAATTTGAGTAAATGTATGCAAAAGAAATGTGAAGAATGTAAAAATAAATATAAATGTTTTAAAGAGAGTAGGTGGCAACAATCAAAGAATATGCAGAAAAGTTTTACAAATCAAAAGAGTGGGAAAGATGTAGACAAGCATTCATAGCATCACTTCCAGATAAAACTTGTCCGAGATGTAAAGAAAGAAAAGGCAAAATAGTTCATCATATAAAAGAGATTACACCAGAGAATATAAATGATCCTATGATAACATTAAACTTTGATAACTTTGAATACATCTGTCAAAAGTGCCACACACAGGAACATTTAAGAGATAAATCAACAAAAGAAGATGTGCAATTTGATGAAGAAGGAAATTTAATTTTAAAAAAATCCCCCCCACATTCAAATGGATAATATACCCCCTAAGGACCGAGGGGGGCAGCTCCAAAAATTACACAAGTCATTTTATACGAGGGGGGGTCAATACAAAAAAAGTGGGTGAAAGTATTGACAAAAAAGAAAAAAATAGAAATGAAAGAAAAGAAAATAACAGAATTAGAAAACCTTTATGAAAGAGTACCAGATAATAAGAAAAAACTTGTTAAAGGCTTAATTGAGCAAGCAGCATTTATGTATGTTCAACTTACAGAATTAATCGAAATTATTGAAAAAAATGGAGTGGTAGAAGACTTTAAACAAGGAAAACAGCAATTTACAAGGGAACAACCTGCTGTAAAAACATATAATGCTATGTTAAAAAATTATAATTTAACTATTAAACAATTGCTGGAGCTTATTCCACCAGGAGAGCTACCAAAATTTGAAGATGAATTTGAAGAATTTAAACAAAGAAGAAATAGATGAATTATATAGAACAATATTATGAAAAAATAAATGCTGGTGAAATAATAACATCCAGAAAAGTAAAAATTGTTTATGAAAAGTTAGTAAAGGATATAAAAAATCCTAGAATAGTTAAAGTCTATAATGAATTTACAGAGGAAGTAGAAGAACATAAATATATTTTTAGTGAGGAAAGAGCTTTAGATGCAATTGAATTTATAGAAAAGTTTTGTAAACATAGTAAAGGTAAGAAATTTGCAGGACAACCTTTTATTTTAGAATTATGGCAGAAAGCATTTGTATCTGCAATTTTTGGTTTTATTGATGAAGATACAGGATTTAGAAAATATAGAAAAGTAATCTTATTTGTTGCAAGAAAAAATGGAAAATCAACATTAGCTGCAGCAATAGGTTTATATATGCTTTTGATGGATGGAGAACCAGGAGCAGAATGTTATTCCATAGCAACTAAAAAGGATCAAGCAAAAATACTTTGGCAAGAAGCTAAAAGAATGGTAAAGAAAAATCCAATTCTTTTAAAAAGAGTAAAACCATTAATAGCTGAATTATATTATGAGGAAGAAGAAGCAGTATTCAAACCTCTAGCAAATGATTCAGATACATTAGATGGTTTAAATGCTTCTTTTGTTGCTGCAGATGAAGTTCATGCTATGAAAGATAAAAACTTAATAGATGTTACTTATGACTCAATGGATTCAAGAGATCAACCATTATTTTTAGAAACTTCTACAATGGGTACAGTAAGAGAAAATGTATTTGATAGTGAATATGAATACGCAACAAATGTAATTAATGGATATATTGATCCTTCATCAGATTTTGTAGATGAAACTTTACTTGCAGTTATATATGAATTAGACAAAAAAGAAGAATGGACAGATGAAAGTTGTTGGATAAAAGCTAATCCAGGTCTAGGAACAATCAAAAAGATAAAAGGACTTAAAGATAAAGTTGCTAGAGCAAAAATAAAACCAGATGAATTAAAGAATTTACTTTGCAAAGATTTTAATGTTAGAGAAACAAGTGTTGCAACATGGCTTACATTTGAAGAATTAAACAATGAATCTACATTTAATTTAGCAAAAATGAAGGTTAAATATGGAATTGGTGGAACTGACTTATCAAAAACAACAGACCTAACAGCAGCTAAAGTAATATTTATGATTCCGAATGATCCAGAAATATATGTTTTGCAAATGTATTGGTTGCCAGAAGATTTACTTGAAACAAGAGTAAAAGAAGATAAAATTCCATATGACAAATGGAAAGAAAAAGGATTTTTAAGAACTTGCCCAGGTAATAAAGTTCATCCCAAATATGTAACACAATGGTTTATAGAAATAAGAGATGAATACGGTATTTATATTCCTTGGATAGGGTATGATGCCTGGTCAGCTGAATATTGGGTTGAAGAAATGAAAGGGTACTTTGGTGCTGAAGCTATGATAGCAGTATATCAAGGTAAAAAAACATTATCAGCACCAATGCAAAATTTAGGAGCAGATTTAAAATCCAAATTAGTAAATTATAATAATAATCCAATAGATAAATGGTGTTTAAGTAATACAAGTACAGATGTAGATAGAAATGGTAATATACAACCAGACAAGAGTAAAAAAAGATTAAGGATAGATGGAACTGCAGCACTATTAAATGCTTATGTAATATTAGAACAAAAGAAAAATGACTATGTAAACATGATATAAGGAGAGTGAAAAAGTGAAATTAAGAAGTATGTTTTCCAACATATTTGGAACGAAGCAACCTAAATATAAAATAATTAATAATTTTAAGCTATTAAATAATAGTGATTCCACATTTTATCAATGGAATGGGAAAATATATGATAACAATACTGTAAGAACAGCAATTGGAACAAATGGAATGAATGCAGGAAAATTAAATCCAAAACATATTAGAAAATATGAAAAAGAAATTATAGTATCACCAAATAAAAACTTGGAGAGGATATTAAAAAATCCTAATAAGTATATGACGATATTTGATTTTATTCAAAAAATGATGATACAAAGAGATATCAACAATAATGCGTTTGCTTATATTGATAGAGATCCCAATGTACAAGGTATGGATGGAATATTAGGAATTTATCCACTTGAAGCATCAGCAGTTGAATTACTAGAAGATGAAAAATCTAATTTATATATTAAATTTAGATTCAGAAATGGAGAAACAAAAATAGCAAGTTATACCGATGTAATACATATCAGAAAGCATTTTTCTGAAAACGACTTTTGGGGAGAAAGCAATATAAAAGCTTTAACACCGCAATTAGAAGTAACCAATATGACATTGCAAGGTATTCCAAATGCAATAAAAAATACCGCATTTATAAGAGGTATATTAGAATTTGCACAAGTTTTAAATCCAGATGACAGAGACAAACAAGTAAAAGATTTCTCAGAAAGATATCTAGATATTAACAATAATGATAAAGGAATTGCATATACAGATCCACGATATAAATTTCACGAAACAAAATCAGAACCATATGTACCTAACAAAGCTCAGATGGATTACACAAAACAAGAAATTTATGATTACTTTAATACAAATGAAAAAATAGTAAGAGGTAATTTCTCTGATGATGAGTGGATTGCATATTTTGAAACAACTATAGAACCTTTTGCAATTCAAATGAGCCAGGAACTTACTACAAAATTATTTACAAGAACAGAAAGATACTATGGAAACGAAGTAGTATTTGAAGCAAATAGATTAGCAAATGCTTCTAACAGTACAAAAGTTACAATATGCAAAGAGTTAAAACACTTATTCACAATAAACGAACAAAGGGAAATGTGGAATAGAGCTCCAGTACCTGGAGGAGATAAATTATTACAGTCATTAAATGATGTTAATTCAGATATAGCTGATGAATATCAATTAGGAAAAAATAATAAAGGAGGAAACAATAATGAATGAAAAAGAAAAAATTCAAGAAGAATTAAGAAAACTAAGAGATGACAGAATGTACAGGACAGTTATGAATTTAAAAACTAGAGCAGAAACAATACAAGATGAAAATGGACAAGAAGTACAAGAGATGATTGTTGAAGGTCAAGCCGTGACTTTTGAAAGTGAAACAACATTATTTAAATATAGAGAAACAGAATACAAAGAGGTAATAGACAGAAATGCTTTTAATGAAGCAGATATGTCAGATGTTATATTTAATTATAATCATTCTGGAAAAGTAGTAGCAAGGACCAGAAATAACACTTTAAGATTAAATATAGATAGTAATGGATTAAATATTGAAGCAAGACTAGATGGTACAGATGAAGGAAGAAAACTATACGAAGAAATAAAAGGTGGTTACATAGATAGAATGAGTTTTTGCTTCACAATAAAAGAAGAATCATACAATCAAGAAACACATACATGGCGTGTACTAAAAATTGATAAATTATACGATGTCAGTGCGGTGGATATTCCCGCTTATGATACAACTTCAATCTCTGCAAGGAGTTCAAGATTGGCGGTGGCTGAAAAGGAACAAAAAGCTCTGGAGAGAGCCCAATTGCAAAAAGAAAGGAGTAAAAAATTATTATTAAAAACATATTAAAAAGAAAGGTTAGGTAAAAATTATGAACGAAAAATTAAGAAAAATTTTACAAAGAAAAAAAGAAATCAGAGCTAAATTAAATGCTCAAATTGAAGGAACAGTTGAATTAACTGATGAAGAAATTAAAGCATTACAAGGAGAACTTGAGAATTTAAATGAAGAAGAGGAAGCAGCAGTAGAAGAAGCAGAACAAGATGAACAAAGAAAAAATGCTGAAGAATTAACAAAAAGAAGTCAAAACGGTAACATACAATTAAGAAGAATTGCAAAACCAGGAGAAGAAATTGGAAATCAAGAAGAAGAAAGAGAACTTACACCAGCTGAAAAGAGACAAAGAGGAAAAGATTTAAAAGAGCAAAGAGCAATTACAGTTGGTTCAAGCGAAATTATAGCACCAAGACATACAGCTGAAGGGTTAATAAAAACATTTAATGAAGTATCTACACTTGTTGATTTGGTAAAAGTTACACCATTAAATGGTGGGGAAGCTTATCAAAGAGGTTATGTTGCAGGATATGGCGAAGGTGGAGCTCAAGATGATGAAAATGGAGAATATGAAGATGTAGAAACTAAATTTAATTATGCAGATATTAATAAACAAGAGATAACTGCATATCAAGAACAACCAAAGGCTGTAAAAAAATTAGCTGATGCAGCTTATGGAGATGAAATAGTTAAAGGAATTGGAATATCAATAAAGAAAAAATTATCAAAAGCCATATTAACAGGATATAAACAAATAGTTGGTATTTTCCAAAATCCAAATAAATTTGCAATTAATTCAAATACCGATATAAAATTGTCTAAAATAGACGAAGACACATTAGATGAAATTGTTTATACT